TGATCTGTAGAGGGGTTTTCATGATCTGAGCAGAGTTCCAGACAACTCTCGGTTGTGTACTCCATGCTTCAGGCGACGTGTCACCTTCCGCACGTACGTTACCAATAACATATACAATGTCATTGTCTTCTATTGCTACAGCCAGGTTGTCACTTGCTTCAGGATTACCTAAATGCTTAAAAGTAACTGCACCGGAACTAACCGCTGTAATAACTGCAATAGATTTTAGTGAATTGTCAGCGTTATCTCGGATCTCAACTTCTAATCCTTCAAGATGATCTCCAACTTTAAGAGCCACATAACCATCGGTTGCAGCTGCTTCTGCTGTTTCGCCTACGTCAGCATCATTCGACCAGGAAGCACCATTAGCATCATTGATGAGGAACTTCTGTTGGACGAAATGATCGTCAGCTTCGAACATCTTGTAATCAGGGTCTGCACTTTGAATCATCGGTAGACCAGCTGAAAAAGAGGTAAAAGGTGCGACACTCGAATAAAGCATAGCAACTTCATGTGGGTTGATCCAAAAATCGCGTCTGTCTGTGAAGAGAATACCACTGGTGGTTCCATCCCACGATCCGGCCATACCAGCGTATGTCTCATTGTAATAACTTGAATAAAGGGCCAATTAAATCACTCTTTCTATCTGCCCCTGTTTAATATACTCCTCCTATTTGTTTTGCCATTTCCGAAAAGGTAGGCGGTGGTGTTTCTCCGTTTGGATTTTGAGCACCAACGGATGATACCGGAGCCGGTGGTAAATTTTGCTGATCCTGTACCAACATATTCTCACCGGTCTGCTTCGCCTCAATCCCCTTTTGTTGCATCACATTCTGTGGTGTAGGAATATTCTGTGTGTATTGTTGTCCTTCTTCAGTGTTCTGATTAGTAGGAGCATTAGCATTCACAGGGGGTTGTTGTTTTTGTTTAAATACTTCGTACAGTACATTCATGTCCGCTTTGGGATTGTTGAGAAATTCCTCAAACTGCTGTGCCGTATTAGGATCCATCTGATTTGCCTGAGCAAATTGATTAATCTTATTCCGGAACTCCGTCTGCTGTTGTACTGTACCTATTTCATCTTTTACTACAGATCCAACGTCTTGTAACAATTTCTTACGCTCATACTCTTGATTCTCCTGGTACCATTTACCAGTAGATGTGCTCGGATCAAACATATCATGAGGATTAAAATCACTCGGTTTCTCCGGTGCCTGAAGAGTTGGCTGTTGCTGTTGTGGTTGTTGTATCTGTTGGAACGCACCCATCATTTGAGCCATCTGTGCTTGCATCTGCTGTTGTTGTTGAGCAAGCATCTGGATGAGTTGGTTCGGGTCTGGTTGCTGTGAGTTGTTCACTGGCGGTTGGTGTTGTGTGACAATAGGATTGCCATTCTGATCAAATTGTTGCATACTTATTCTCCTTCTGCTGTTTCAGCACTCCTTTGAGATTTTTTGCGTTCTTGTAGTTCTAATTTTAATTTGATAATTTGCTGATAAGCATTTTCGAGTTTGCCATCTCTACTTTTAACCTCTCCTTGCATCTCTTCTACTATCTGAGATAACTGTTGGATTTGTGCTGTTGCCTGTTGCAACTGGCCGGCTCTTTTCAAGATACCTTCTCGATCAAATATATCTGTTTTCTTTAGGAACTCTGTCTGGTCAATAGCACCAAGTTGTAACAATTCTTTGTATTCCTGGAGTTCTGCCCATCTATTACTGGCCATTGTTGAACCGCCCACGGCCTTTACATCATACGTTCCTGTAGTTACGTTAAAGATTTTTCTGAGATTTGCTTCTTTCGGATCATCAACCAATCCAAGTTTAAGCATCTCTTCGTCGCCATCTGGCTTCGTTATTCTAACGACCTTCTCATAATTGTAAGATGCTTGCATATATTCCCATGCTACACTACCCATAATTGATAATGAGTTTGTAACGGATCGCATCTTTAGATTAAGTCGTCTGTTTGCAAATTCCTCGATAGCCAGGGTTGCCCTAAATGTTTCCGGAGCGTCCCGAGTCGATCCCTGTGATATTGCAAACATTCCGGCCAGGTACTCTAAATCATATTTAGCCTCGCCTTCCAGCTGAAATAAACCATTCGGTAGTGGAGTTGGCATTGACTGTGTGGGAGGTTGATATCCCATGTTAAATTCTATGATTGATCCTGGTCGAGCATTCTTACGTTCTGCTTCTTCTATATCATCTATAGCACCTTTTTCAACTAAAAGTTTCGATGCAGTGGATGTAGTCGCATGAGCAATAAGAAGTGATCTACGTTTATTAATTTCTTTCTGAATCCCTCTAAGAAATCTTACATCACCAATAGCATAAGGCGTACCATGATGTAAATTCATAAATGGAATTACCGGAATCCTTCTTGAAGGTAGAGCATATTTTGATACTAACGTTTGGCCACCAATAGATACATTTAGAAAAGCCTGGTCATCCCATACTTCCTTCGGGTTGTATGCTCCAGAACTAATAGCAGTTTTAACAGCCGGTAGATCTTTCATCTTCTCCCACTGATCCATAGTTACTATTCTCACATTACCATGGGCCTTTGATGGCTCTGCTATTCTCATCTTCTTTACCTTGCTAACTGAATATTCTTCAATAAGCCGGTAAATGTTTCTTTCTGGCTGGTATATATCTTTGCTTTCTGTGATATTACCTTCGTTATACATCCCTGTACTTACAAATTGACCGGATTCATAATCCATTTGAACCTGTTTCAATACACCTTTCTTGTTGGGATAAAGCCTATTGAACTGTCCCTCTGTAATCATTTTGGATACTAATACCTTCTCAGCATCACTTAAATCTCTTTTCTTAGCGTATGGATCTGGAAATACATCCTCATACGGGATGTGCATTAATCCAACTTCCATGCCTTCTGCTGTATATGGATCTTGATAAACCAAACCATATCCGGCACCGGCTACCAGGAAATCATATATCAGATCTGCAAACAAAAGTTGAAAATTGTTTCGGTCCTGTATGTAGGATAACAGGCTGTTACCTATCTTCGCTACACGTACATCACCATCATCTCTGGCCAGAACACGAAATTCAACATTCTTAGCAGTCATAATAGCAATCTCTTGCATGATGACCGGAAAGATTCTGTTAATTACTAATGGGGCGTGACCTCGTTCTTTTAGTTCTTGTGCCTCATCATCTGTCCATTGTCGATTTAATACAAATCCTCTATCTGTTTCTACTTCTAAGAAATGATTAGCTCTTTGATTCCGATAGTCTTGATAAGTCTGTAGTGCTTCCTTTGCACTTTGATCCATGACACTTCCTTTCAAGAATATCTTTAATGAATTGCGGATTGTTTTGGATGAAGTAGATCATCGAATTACCAAGAGCCATTACTTGATCCTCGCTAAGTTCCAAACCACCAAGGAATGAAATAGCATGAATCGATTCGTGCATTAGCACCATATTGTCAAAATCTGGCTGATCTTGTTTCTTGCGATAAATCTGTTTGTGGATATGTGATACCATACCCCAATCTTCTATTTCCGTTTCATTATGAATTGTATAGTTTGCACCGGAGATATTAAGCTTCATTGGCGACCTCTACTGATCTAAACTGATCAAGGTCTAAACTTGCCTCCAGTTTCATGTTTGTTACTTTTCCGTTGTTAAATGAAATAAAGACTTTCCCATAAAATCCGTTAGCCTCTAAACTTTTCAGGTAGTCTAATAGTTTTTCTACTTGTACTGTACCGTCCATTATATCTCCTATAATGCCCAGGCGTTATACTCTTTACGCCTTTTTTTCTTGAACCCTTTGATAAATTTTCTCTGCTCGGCCTCAGTCTTATACTCGATGGCATTCCATAGGGCATCTAATGTGTCGTCATGAGCACCTTTAGGGAACTCTAATAGTTCCTGAATAAGAGCCGTATGCTCTCTTCGTAGATAGACTTTCTTCGATGCAAAGTAGGGTTGCAGTTTTAAGAGCCGGTCGCTCTTTCTTATTCGTGGTTTAACTTCTTTGATTGGAATAAATGTTTGATTGTTCCTCATTCTCTCTCTGGCAAAATGCACAAGAGATTCCTGAAATGCTGTTGTCTCGATAATCTGCAATACTTGTGGAAAGATTCTTGCATGATCGAACATAAGATCCACAATTTCTACGGGATTCACTCGTACCCTATCTATCCTATAGACATAGATATTACCTGATTCTCCTATTGCAACTGTGCATATAACAGTCCAATCACCCTTTGACTTCCCAAGTGACGGATCTATACCGATATAAACATTAACAGGTTCATAAGTGTCATCTGTCCGAATCCACCATCCTTGATCATTTCTCTCAAGTGTTCCTGTGAAATACTGAATCATTTCCTGGGTAAACGGTTTACCTTCTGGATCCTGAGCAACATTCATGTACTCCATCCAGTATAGGTCAATTAATCCCTGAGAAGCATATTCAGCTTTTTTCTGTTGTAACTCTTTCCAGGATATTCGTTCTTCCCACAGTCCCTTTTCTTCTTCCGGATAGGCTTCAGCTTGATAATACAAGACTTCCCATCCAGTTTGAGGACCTATCTTCTTAATGTGATTCAGGTAGGAATCGTTGTGTACAATCGTTCCGATAAGTAAGATACTACCGTTACGATCCAAACCTGGTAACACAACGCCATTGATCCACCGAAACAACTTGTCTCTTTGTTCCTGAGTCTCAGTATTCTGTTCCGATTCGAAATCGTCCAATATAACGAGAGTAGGTCTGTGCTGGCGATACTTCATACCACGCATACGCTGTCCTGAACCACGGCAAGTGATTCTAATGTCAGTCGCAGTAACGATGTCTGATTCACTCCATTTGTCGGATTTGAGATCACCAAACAACAACTTTATTGTCTCGTTAACTTCCAGTTCCCTTTTAATAGCGTCCAGGAACAATACGCTCTGTCCAAAACTCTCGGACACGATGACAACAAACTTTTCTCTCTGAAATAAAACTCTGTGTAGTAAAAAAATAAGATTCGCTATTGTAGATTTAGCATGTTCTCGAGGGGCGATTACAGCTTTTTTCTTTTTCTTATCGTCATTTAAAAGCCGGAATATCTCTTTGTGAAAATCCGGTGTCATTGAAGTTACATGATGAGGAACAACAACCCTTGAAAAATATTCAATATCATTGTACATCCTCTTCAGGAGTTTCACTTTCTGAGCTTCCGTTAGATTTGTCATCGTCACCTACTTCCGCGTATTCTGTTAGCAGTCCAGTAGGTGTACCCTGGCTTTCACCAGTGATCTCCCTTAAGATGTGATCAGGCAATTGAGTAGAAGCGTTGATAGTCACCTTCTTCTTCATTCCAATTATTTCTGATAACTCTTTAAGAGCCGAAAGCCTGGATTTATCTTCAGTATCCTCTGCTATGTCTTTGATACCTTGTAGTATCCATAGCCGGTCAATACCAAGATCATCCATAGCCTCTTTTGTTAATTTGTCCACTAAGTTCTTCACCTTCTTCATGCTGAGTAACTTATGTGCCATAACACTTGCATTATTCTTATCGGTAGTGCCATAAGTCTCTACTATGGCTTTATACCGATCTCTGGTAGCTGCATAGATCTCTGCAAATTTTCTTTGTTTGTCTGTAATTTTTGTTCCAGTACCATCTCCAAAACCATTGTAAGGTTTCTCGGTGTGAACTATTCCGTTTGGATACTTAATAGTACCAATCGGTGTTACAATCGTATATTGATACTTGTTTAACTGATTATACCTAATTATGGGAACCCTGTACCCATCTTCACTAAGAACATATTTATCATGCTTCGAATCGGGATTGAAAGACTTTAAGTTGGTTTTCTCTTTATCATCCAATTCATCTACATGCTTGAGCTTATACTCTATATTATTATACCTTATAATCTTCATATTGGTAGTATCTATCTATTTCTTCTTACCGGCTCGTTTGATCTTAGTCTTAGGGGCTTTGGGTTTAGCCATCTTAGGTCTTTTAGTTTTTACTGGTTTAACGTTACGTTTTTTACGCATAACAGGCATCTTCTTCTTTCCAGCCATGTTAACTCCTTTCTAAATAGTTATTTTTGATCCCCTCTCTATTATAAAAACCCCTGAAAAATGCAATAATGCACAAAAAGAGCCTAAATAGACAAAAATAGATATATAAAGATATATGTATACATATATGTATATATCTGTATAGGAAATTAGGTGCTCACGGGTTTTTATAGTAGGAAGGAGATCGAAATGAAGATTAAAAGAAAATACAAGATTAAAATTAAAACTAAACCTATGGTAGTTACTCCATTAGAAATAAGAGAATATAAAATAGGAGAAATTATTTCAGTTGATGATTACCATACTCTTGTTTACCAGGATGTCTATAAATGGATACTACCTCATCGTAGCTATTTAGCAGAAAGGAGGAAGTTTTATTGGAGTAGAAGAAATATGCCCGTTGGAGCCAAACGGAAACTTCTGTTGGCATTACGCACAGAAGAGATGCGGAATAAACAAAGACACGCGGAAAAGAGGTGTACTAAAGTGGAAAAGTGTCGGTAAGACAAATCAAATATCTGAAATGACTGAATGTCCTAAAGTGTACAACAAAAGGAGGAAACTTGCAAAGAGATAGGTATAATCAGATAGTAAACGATCTACATAAGAAGCGTATGAATCTGGCCGTAAAAAAAGGTCATGATTATTCCGGAGAGGATATACTGGCTAACTTCAAAAGAGTATCTACAGCTGCACATTTCTTGAGGATTAATAGTAACACGTCTGTAGGATATGCCATGTTTATGACTCTTATGAAAATCGATAGATTAATGAATTTGATGGGATCAGGGAAAGAGCCGTTAAATGAATCCCTTGACGATACATTTATGGATCTTCATAATTATGTTGACCTGGCCAGAGCATGTTATATCGAGATTATGGAGGCATTACGTGAACAAGCCATTCCTGATAATAGAACACCAGCACCTAAAGAGACTGAATCAACTAAAGAGAAGGTTGTCGGTTCTATTACTACTGGAACTCCACAAGTATGATTATGGGTCTGGAGTTGTCTGGCCCTCACAACAAAGACTTGCCAGGGACATGAACACATCTACATCGGCTATTAAAAGAGCCGTCAAAGAATTAACTGAAACCGGATGGATAACAATTAAGCGAAGGAGAAATAAGACGAATCTATATTATTTGATACGTCCTCTTAGTGACAGGAGGAACAATGAAAAGAAAGAAGTTATACGTAATCGTGGTGGGAGTTAAAAACCATCCAATGTTTACACTGTTACCATATAAAACTACAAGTCAACGGGATAAGTATTTCCGGAAACTGGAAAAAGATAAAACGGTAACATTACCCACTGATGATAGTGAGTTGAAAGTATTACCACTTAGATATCTGGCATTAGCAACCATAACCACAGAAAGGAACTTTAGCGATTTCGTAGTAGAGAAAGGGGCAGATGAAGATGGCAATAGCACCAGTAAAGAAACTGACGAAGAAGGAAATTGATTGGCTGGCTTCAAACAAATGTAAGCATTACCATACTTATCTGGAACATTATAACTGCTTTCTCACGGAAATGCCGGTGGACCGACCAAGGTCACTTACACAACGGATCGGAATGCTTGATATCGAGACTTCAGATTTAAAAGCAGACATAGGTTATATGCTGTCATGGTGTATTAAGGGCCTGGATACAAAGGAAGAAGATATTGCCTATGACATGATAAAGCAAAGAGAGGTTTTAAATGGAACGTTTGATAAACGAATTTGTAATTCCCTTCTTGAGGAAATGGAAAAATATGATGTGTTGGTTACTTACTTTGGCACTCGCTTTGATATTCCATTTATACGTACAAGGGCGAGGGTAACCGGCCATGATGTACCATTAGATCATGGTAGTAATATACACTTTGATTTATACTATGTTATTCGTAACAAATTCCAACTATCAACAAACCGACTAAAAAGAGCCTGTGAAGTAATTCTCGGACATACCAATAAAACTGATGTATCCTATAAAATATGGCAAAGAGCCAGATTAGGACACGGAGAGTCTTTGGACTATGTACTCGACCATAACAAGAAAGATGTCATCGATACCGAAGCACTTTACAAGGTGGCTGTAAATTACAGAGCCAAATTAGGCACCAGTGTATAGGAGGTTACTATGTTGACACAATTCAATGTAATCGGTGCTAAAAAGGTAGCAGAAGAATTTAAAAGATACTTACAAACCGGCAAGTTTGACAATAAAGTAATCTATGTTGAAGGATATAGAGATGACATACTTGCCGTCCTTGAGGATCAACCGGAGGAAACTCACTGCATCCTTAGAATGGAGAATTAAGATGGATCTTCTCTTCTTTTTTCTGGCTCTTATTTGTTGGGATATATACGAGACAATTATCGATCATTTCGATGTATCGATTTTCAGGAGAATAGAAAATATATTCATACTGGCATGGTTCAGATCACACTGGACCAGAAAGTATGTAAACAATGATCCAAATGGAGGACGGAAGAAGTTCTATGGAATCACCCTACCACCTTGGGATGCTCGCCATACATCCAAGTGGTTAGCGTTAATCTTCTTTTACTTCGCTATTCGTAATTTCAATGCTGATGCAGATATTCTTATTCATGGCCTGGCATTTGCTGGAATCATCTATTGGACGCACAGATTGTTCTATGAATATTTACTCCTCTTGCCGGAATACCGCAAGCCACTATTATGACACAATGTCAGTCAGTGAGTGAGGGGTATACTCTACCCTGCAAGAAACATGCCATAACATATTGTGTTTAAAAGCGTTATCTACTATATATTATGTAAACCTCACTGATTCAATATCTAAACCTTTAGTTCATATCTATTTAGCCGGTGTATTCTACCCTATATGTTAGTTTACATAATACTGGCTCTCATAAAAACACTACATAAATATTACATTTGTTATTTGTGCCATAATGTCCGTTATAAGGAGGAAAAATGAATGAGTTCATCAAATATCAACATATCGAAAGGCTCGGTTCGGATGAAGTGGAAGGAATCTTATTGGGCGATACCACGATCTTTCCTAAACTGGATGGTACTAACGCGTCGGTTTGGAGATCTTCCGGAGGTGAACTTCAAGCAGGAAGTCGCAATCGCCAACTCTCGCTGGAGAACGATAACCAAGGCTTTATGCAATACATAATGGACAACAAAGACAAATATGATCTTTTCTTTTATCGCAATCCGGAAGCAAGATTGTATGGTGAATGGTTAGTTCCACATACGTTAAAGACCTATCGGGATGATGCCTGGAAGAAGTTCTATGTTTTTGATGTCTATGACCTATTTTATGATGGTGCAACAAACTATGAGGATTATTCTCCGGTACTCGAATATTATGAAATAGACTTTATACCGGCAATAAAACAAATCAAAAATCCAACAATGGAAGATCTAATGAAATGCGTCGAGGGCAATACTTACCTCCTTAAAGACAACGAGGGCGTTGGTGAAGGTATTGTCATTAAGAATTACGATTATCATAATATATACGGTAGAATGACCTGGGCCAAGATAGTCCGGAACGAGTTCAAGGAACGAAACCTAAAAGCTCACAATGTATCCAAATTAGAGAGAGAGGTATATGAAGCGGATATAGTGGAAAAACTACTGACCGAGGAAATGATTCATAAAACATTTGCCAAGATAAAGATTGATATTAACGAACCATGGAGTTCCAGGCATATACCACAGTTACTCGGTCGGGTCTGGCATGATTTCGTTGTAGAAGAATCCTGGAACATTGTTAAGAAGTACAAGAAACCAACAATTGACTATGGCAAATTAAATCACTTTGTCATACAAAAGACGAAAGAAGTCTTGAAGGAGATTTTCTAATGATAACATTTATTGTATCAGCGGTATGTTTTATAACATCAGTATTTCTCTCGAGAAAATACTATACAAAACCATGGGAAGACACAGTCACATTTATCCTCTATGTCTTATCTGCTATCTTTCTTTTTATCACTTTAGCAGGATGGATTTCCGGAATGGAAAACAGATCTGACATTAAGAGTGAAGTTAAACAAATATTTATAGCCAAAGGGATACCAATGTATGTAGATGGCCAACTCTATAATGTGCCAGTAATACACAGACTTGTACGTATCAAAGGCGTAGGATCATTTGATTTTTTTGAAATCATATCACTAAAACAGTCGGACAGTAAGAAGAGAGGGACGGAATATGATAACACAAAATCCGACACGAAAGCAATTGAAAGAGTTCAGGGATATACTTTATCGAATGTACAAGAAGGAAAAGGACCGGACCGGAGAGTGGATTAGCTTCGAAAGATGGTTAGTCAGGGAAATTAACTTCTTGCAATATTTACATGTTAAACACTCAAAAGCAGATCTTTATGGAGGTACAGACAAATGCAAACAGCAAGAGATCAAGACCTTAAAAGTTTCTTTCGTGCCGTCATCTCTGCATCAGATAAATTTATCAACAAAGTCGAAACAGGGTTTGCCAGGAGCAAAGAAACATATCAAGACCTAATAAAATTAAGAGCCGAAGCTATACGGCTATATGGAGCATTCTATGGTACTAAAACCAATAATTAAATGCCGGATGTGTGGTGCGATATATACTCCAGACGTAGGATCACCATCCATAGATGTATTACAAACATACTTATATCAACATGCCTGTGACGAACGATTTACATACAGAAGAGGTATAGGTGATATAGTAGGATTTGAGACGGAGGTAGCAGATGGATCGAGTAGAATACAAGATAGCGAATTACACCCTACTGAGTCATCAGGGGAATAATGACCTTGAAGATTGGCTAAATAGTTATGGCTCTAAAGGCTGGCAATTATATGAATTATCAGCAAATGCAAAACCATCCGGAGTGAAAGATCCCAATGGGCAACCAATAATCAATCTTGAGTACTCTGCCCTGTTCTTCCGGATAATCGAAGGAGAAAGAATTGAACTCACTATTGAAGATCCAGGAGTCGGATCTGCCAAGAGCGTGGCAGACACAGACTGATAGAGAAGAAGCATACTACTGGAAAGGCTGGTTTGATGCCTTCCGGAGAACAAGAAATGAAGCAGCTAAGATTAGCAGATTCGATCCGGTATATAAAGAAGGATGGAACGATGTTGCCACAATGTTGAAAAGAGTAGAACAGCCTATGTATGAAAGATTGCAAGCTATCTATTCACTCAATGATCTGCTTACGTTCATGAATACCGGTGTATTGCCAGGAGGTGAATTTGATGAGCAAAGGATCGAAGAGAAGACCAATGAAGATCTCCCTCAATCAGTACTACTCCAAGTGGGAGAAAGCCTTCTCAGACTCTCAGTCGAAGAAGTCGAAAGAATCGAAGAAGGAGGAGAATGATGA